TGTCGCACTGCGCGACGCTCTGGATTCTGGATGCGCCGCAGATCCCCGCCTGCATGGCCCGATTCGTGAGGACCTTCGCATGAGCGAGTCCCCTGAATTCATTGAGGTCAAGAAGTTGCGGATCACCTGCCCGGTCTGCGGCAAGCCGGATTGGTGCGGGATCAGCGAGGATCGGCAGGTGGTGGTGTGCATGCGGGTGGAGTCCAGTTCGCCGACGCGAAACGGCGGCTGGCTCCACCGGCTCAATGACCCTGTCCCCGCGCCGCGGCACGTCCGGCGGCCGACGCCGCGACCGAAGCCCGACCGGGACTGGCACGCCCTGGCCTGTCGCTGCGCCAACGACGGCATCCCCAAGCTCAGGCACCTGGCCTCGAGGCTGGGCGTGACGGCGGCGTCGCTCATGCGCCTCCAGGCCGGCTGGTATGAGCCGATGCAGGCGTACACGTTCCCGATGCGCGATGCGGACGACAACGTCATCGGAATCCGCCTCCGCAAGGACGACGGGAGCAAGCTGTGCATCCCGGGCTCGAAGACGGGCCTGTTCTGGCCGTTCGGCGTCGATCAGGCGGACGATCAGCCCTTATACCTCGTCGAGGGTCCGACCGATTGCGCGGCGTTGCTGGACATGGGCCTTGCGGCCCTGGGCCGGCCGTCCTGTACGGGCGGCGTGGACCTGCTCGTTCAATGGCTCGGTCGCCAGCGCAGGGATGTCGTCATCATTGCGGACAACGACCTGCCCAAGGACCTGCCCGGCGGGAGGCGGTCGCCCGGCATCGCCGGCGCCCGTGCTCTCGCCGAGGCGGTCCGGCCGCTGTGCCGCGGGCTCACGATCATCAAAACGCCGGGCGCCTACAAGGACGTGCGGGCCTGGGCCAACGCCGGCGCCGGCGCCGAACAAATCGTCAACCTGGTGCATCAGGCAGGAGCGTGGCGATGATCGGACGACCAATCCCCGGCGAAAAATACCTGATGCAGATTGGTGACAAGAAAGAGATTGTCCGGGCCATGCACCGGCACCCCGTCGGCGGCTGGTGGGTCGAGCGGCTCAAGACCGGCGTGCCAATCCACTGCCCGTCGGCGATCTATCTGGAGCCCTGGCCGGTCAATCCGCCACCCAAGAAGACCACAAAGACCACAAAAACCACAAAAACCAGGAAACGGAGACGAAAATGAGCACGGAGACGCAGGAGAAGAAAGACCTCATGGCGCAGGTCGTCGAGCACGTTGAGAATATCTCGATACTTGACGCGAAGAAGGAGATCGGGCCGCTGATGGGGAAGGTCAGAAGGCTGTTCACGTGCGGCACGCTGAACAGGGAGTTTGTCACGGACCGGGAGCACCCGACACTGGCCCACGTCCTCACGCTTCTGGAGGATGAGGCCGTCATCGCTCGCGCCCGCGATTTGGCCGACCAGCGACACCAGCGGATCATCGACCACCTCAAGGAGATGGCCCGTGGCACATAAGACGGCCGAACTCGGTGACCCGTCGGCTCAATAGAGGGTTCCAGATGATGATGTGTGATCAGACATAGCGTGCAAATGAAGCCTGGCCCGGCGTAGAGCTGATGAGCTGCTCATCCGCACGTGCTCGAGCGAGGGCCCGAGACCGTCGAGACGACAGGACTGCGGGTCTACCGGCGAGCTGAGCAGACGCCACCCAAGGCAGGTCGTACCTCCTCGGCTAGGCGAGCGACCGGGCGAACGAACAGCATAGGGGTCTTGGGCAGGGGTCACCCCCGCACGCACGGCCACGGGGCAGGCGGTCCCCCTCCTGCCGAAAAGGTGCGGTGTACAGGGAGAGAAGACAAATGGGGTACAGAGGACGAAAAAGCAGCGAGACGGGCGGAGTTCGTGGCAGCGGCTACACGGATGAAGAGGCGCGATACCTGGTCGCGGTGGACCGCTTGCGAACGCAGCTTCGGCGGCCGCTGAGTGTGTGCGAATACCTCCAGGTCGCGAAGGATTTGGGCTACCACCAGGATCACGAGGATCCACCAGAATCGACGAACGTGGCGAGGCCGACACATCAGTCGCGTCGCCTGAAGAAAACCTCACACAAGCGAAGGAAGGTACCAAAATGAGGCACGCAAGGAAGCTATCAGTCATGGTGGTGGCCGTCGTGATGTTCACGATGGCGGGGTGCGAAGGGACACAGGCACGGATCGAGGCCTATCAGCAGCTCCTGGCCCAGGCCCAGGGCGTCAGCCGGCAGGCGACCGCGGCGATCAACGAGCTGCGGCCGGTGCTGGAACAGGCCAAGGCCAGCCTGGCCGAGTTCGACATGTCGGCCGAGGAGCGGGCCAAGCTTGAAGAGCGTATCACCGAGCTTGAGGCCCGGCTCGCAACGATCGCCGCTTATAAGGCCCAGGCCGACGAGGCCGCCGCGGCGATTCAGGAAAAGATCACCGAGGTCCTGGCGAATCCGAGCCCCGATTGGGGTGACGAGCTGGTCATCATCGGCGAGACGGCCCGTCAGATCGGGATGCAGATCCCCGGCGCCGCGGGCTGGTGGGTGACCCTGGCCGGGGCCCTAGCCGCCGGCGTCGGTGGTGTGGTCGCCGGCCAGAAGCGACAGGCCAAGAAGGATCAGCCCGTCACCGAGGCCCTGCATCAGGTGGTGCGGGGCGTCGATGAGGCGCTCGGCACCCTGGAGGATGAGGACGCCGCGGCAATCAAGAGTGTGCTCAAAGGCGTCCAGAAGCCCCAGACACGGGCCCTGGTCGATGAAATGAGGGTAAAGTGATGGTGGCATCGAAACCGCAACCGAGGGAGGTCATCGGCAACGCAATCCGGGTCGTGCTGTCGTTCATCGGGCCGCAGCTCAACATGGCCGTCAAGATCCCGACCTTCGACGCCGATTCACCCAAGATCGCAACAATGGCCGCCGACATCCCGGGCGTGGGCGTGGTGCAGTCCAGCTACACCATCGACCGCGTGATGAGGGAGTTTAACACGAGCCCGGACGCATTCTCAATCTTCGTGCGTGACTGGCTGGATGATCTGGAATACGAGGCGGTCTCTCGTCTCAAGGATAGTCTTGGCGATTCGTCAGAATCTCCCGGATGACCGAGTGACTCCAGGTGCCCCCGGTGCGGGGAAGCATTCCCCCCTGGACGAGTGTGCGGCCGATCGCGCGGTACGACAGGCCCTTCTTTGCGAGCCGTCGCATCCACGTGATCGCCCGCCGCTCGTCCTTGTCGGGGATCATCCGGGCGGGGTTCTCCGGGTCCGGCTTCCATCCATACGGGCATTGGCTGCTCATCCGCCGGCCCCGGGCCTGGTGGCTTATCATGGCCTCGCTGGTCCGCTCGGCGATGATCTCCCGCTCGAACTCGTCAATCGCGGCGATGATCCGGAAGAACAGCCGCCCGCTGCTGGTCGTCGTGTTGATCTCCTCGTGCAGACTCACCAGGTCCGCCCCGGCCTTGTCCAATCGCTCGCTAATCTCAATGGCGTGTCGGGTGTTCCTCGCCAGCCGACTCAACGAGTACACCACCAGGGCCAGCTTCGCCCGACACACGTGCTCGAGCGCCTGTTGCAGGCCCGGACGCTTGTCGTCCTTGCCCGATAAGCCCTCATCGCGGTACGTGGCCTTGACCGGATAGCCCTTCCACGTCGCCCAGGCCATGCACCGCTCGATCTGGGTCTGGCAGGAGGCACACTCATCGGCGTTGCGCCGCGGGCTAAACCTCGCATAGATCACCACGCCTCGGACGGGTTTCTTCTTGCGGGTCATCACTTCACCTTTATGCCCAAGGCCGCAAGGACCGCGGCAAGCTTCTTGTCGCCGATCTCGTCGCTCGAGCCCTTGACCCAATACGCCAGGGTCCGCGGCGAAATCCCGGCCATCACCCCGAGCTGGTACGTGTTGACGCCCACCTCGGCCGCCCGGTCCCGGACGATCTGCCGGAAGTCCACGGGGTCCATGCCGATCGGTTCGAAGCGCAGGGACTCCGGCCAGGTCTCCGGGTCCAGCCCTTGGGCCTTGGCCGCCACCTCGGCCATGCGACGGCCCGTGGCCTCCACCTCGTCCCGTTGGCCGGCAATCCAGCCCGTTGGCAAGGCCTTGCCGATCTGTTCCAGGGTGGGCCGGTGGTCGCCCAGCCGGCCCCGTACCGCCCATCGCGTTACGTACATGCGTCGTCTCCTTCGGATGTGCGCGGCCGCCATTCTCCGCACCATTCATCGCGAATCATCGCCGGGAACTCCCACCAAGGTTCTTGCACGTCATGGTCCCAGAAGACCGCTGGCGGATAGCGGTGGCAATTGCCGCCACCGATGTTTCGGTGTGCCTCCGCCGGGACAAAGAAGCGGCACGTTTCGCATATTTGGCGTGTCATTGCTCGTCTCCGTGATAAGAGGTTATGGGCCCGGCGGACCGGGCCCCGGTTGTAAGAAACAGCGGTCGTTGTTTCTGACCTCGTTACGTGTACAGGTTTCGCAGCGTCGCGACCGCGCCGCGGGCTAATTCCAGCTTGGCCGACCACTGTTTGTGGCGAGCCTGCATTTCGGGGGATTGTTTGCGTGCCTCTGCGGTTGCGACGGCGGTGATTGCCAGGTCGTTCTGTGCGATCTGTAGCATCTCGTCCAGCGCCTCAATCTCCTCCCTCGACAGCAGCATGTCATACGTCTGTGTCATAGCAGCATCCTTCCCGATTCGACGGCCTGGAGCATGGCCCGCATGTTGTTGCGGGTCTCCTTGGCCAGGTTAATGTACGCCCCGATGGGCTTTCCGTCCAGGTTCTCCGCCTCGGCGATCTCCTTGACCCGCTCGGCAAACGCCTCGGCCAGCCCGCGGCGCGATAACCGCAAATCGACGCAACGAGACAGCAGGGGAGAACTGTCGTCCATGCCCTCGAAGCACGTTTGCCCCTCGATGGTCGTCGTGAAGATCAACGCCACGTGCCGCGGGAGCCGCTCGATCAGCACCAGCAGTTGTCGCACGGTGTCCCTCCGCAAGCCATGCGCCTCGTTCACGATGTAGGCCTTCCCGCCCCGGCCCCAGCCCATCGTCTGCATCTGGGTTTCGATCTCGGCCAGCTTTGCCGGCGTCAACGTCGTCGCGTCGATCTCCTCGATGAAGAAATCGTCGGCGATCTCACGGGCCAGCAGTCTCGCGATGGTGGTCTTGCCCGTGCCGCTCTGCCCGGCGATCCAGTAGGCCCGGCCACCCAGGCCGCGTTGTGCGAGCCTTACAATGACCTCCATCACCTTCTCTTGTCCGACGACCTCATTCCACCGCTTCGGGCGGTATCGCTCAAATAGCGTGCTCATGGGTCACCTCCTTTGCGTCCAGCCACTCGGCGATGTCGGCCCCGGCAATGGTCAATTCCACCCCCTGGACCGCCACGAAGTCCCATTTGAACGCCATGTACCACCGCTCGGCCACCTCGACCGGACGGCCCGTCCGCTCGCAGAAGTCGTGCAGGATGGACAGGGCACAGTCCGCCGGACCGCTCCCGCCATAGCCCCACGACAGCCCATCCGGTGAATGCCGGACGACGTGCCTGATTTCAGCCCCGCCTTTAGCGCCAGCGTACAAAAGGGCGTAGACTCGCGCCCCAAGACTCTTCGTACCTCGATACGTGATGTGCTTGGCGTCACTCATACCGCCACCTCCTTCCGCGCCACGTCAATCCGCACGCGGCCCTTGCCCGACACGTCCAGGATGCCGACCGCCGAACCGTCATGCGAGAAGAACTCAAACCGCCCAGACCACCGCAGGATTCGAGCCGCCGTCACCAACATGCTCATCGCGTGTTGCGGGTCCCTGGCCGTGATGGTGTGGGCCCGGTCCGAGCCCTGCCGCCGCCAAATGTACTGTTGCTTTCCGATCATGCTCATGCTAGACTCCTTTCGCGTATGGGTGTCCGGCCCGGGTCTGGCCCCGCGCCAGCCCGGGCCCGGACGCTCTGTCAGTCATATTGCCCCAAGTCACAGGCCCGCTTCGGACGCCAGAACTTGTCCCGCTCCACCGCCGGTATCCACGCCTGCCCCAACGTGTGTCGCAATTCGGACAACTCTTGAAGCGAGAAGTAACCCCACTCTCGCTCAACGCAATCCACCAGCCCAAAGAACGTGTCGTCACCGTCGAACTCCGTCACGTACCACGTAAACGGGCCCATCGGCGTGAAGAACTTGGCATAAACCATCGCCTCGTTGCCTTGGCTTTCCTGCCCACGCAGGGGCGGGATGCGCCGCCTCAACTCGGCCGTCATCAGCTTATGACGCCGCCGCCGGTCGTTTTCGCGTGCCCGTTGTGATCTCGTTTCGATAACCGTTTCCATTGTCAGCCCCTTTCCTCATACTGCCCTTCACGCTCCGCCGGGAACGCCTCATTCACCAGGGCAATCGCCTCGCGTAGCCGTGATGCCGGTGGCAAGAAGATGTCCAAGGCGTCTTCAAGACGGTCAACCACGTCCAACACCTCCTTGGCCGTCTCGGCAAGGTAAAGAATGTCGTCCTCCGCTTGGTTAGACCGCTCTTCGATGGCGTCCCACCACTCCAGGGAGGTCCGGGCGTCGGCCATGAGCTTACAGTTGCTGCACTCGTCCAGAAAATGCACGTCATCCGCGTGCAATCGTTCACCGGCCGCGAGAAGCTCTTCAACCAAGTCCAGCAGCGCGGTAAGCTTGTCACTCGGCACGATCTTGTACATTACTCACCTCCCTTCGCATCAGCCCCGCACTCGGCCACGAACGCCTTGATCGCGTCGATGTGCTCGATGGTTGCCTTGGCCTTGGCCACGCCAAAGGTGAAGCCGTAGCCGTTACCCTTCGGCACCGACAAGGTCGGTGAGCCCTTGTACGTGCCCCGCGTCGGTTCCGTGATCTTCTCTGCCTTCGCCATTGCTCTACTCCCTTGATAAGCCGTAATCCCCAAGCCGGACCGTCCGGCCCAGGCCCTTGGGCCCCGTAGGGCCCTCGGGCGCGGGTCAGGCGTCGTCCTCAGCGAGTACCTCGCGGAGTGCCGCCCGCTGTCTGCGCTCGGCCTCGTCGCCGAACACCTCGCCGACGGTCGTGCAGAGCTCTTCGTAATCCTCGGCGTCCGCCGAGTCCAGGTCATCGGCGCCAAACGGCGTCCAGTCATTGTCGGGTCCGCCCAGCCCCATCGCATCGCGGACCTGGGCATATCGCCGCAGCCCGTAGATGAGCAGATGGCACTCGCTCAGCCCCTCCACCATCTGGGCGTATAGGGCGCATAGCAGGTCCTCCGGCGTCTCGCCGGAGATGGTGATCGGGTCGTCGGGCCAGTACAGGTCCGGGATGCCATCGGGTACGTCGTCGTGGACGATCTGAGAGATGCGGTGCAGCATGTCCGCGTCTGACGTCCACTCGCCGTCGCGCGCGCTGCCTCGGTGCCAGGTCTCGATTCGGTACGTCTTCATCGTTCTACCCTTTCCCTTGTCTTTTTGTCCGGCCGGAACGTCCGGTCCAGGCCTACAAGGTAGGTATACGGCCAACGGACGCCGGCGTCAATCAAAAATCTGGCATGTTTCCAAAAAAAATGTGAGGGCACCGGCTTATCGGCCTTGGCGCTATCAAAATCGCCGATTTGACGGGTGATAAATCTTATATCGGCCTGCCCCCAACAACGCCCCTTCCAGACCGGCGCAACAGCCAGCTTACCCACGATCTACCCACGGATTGCCCACGGCCCAAGCCCCACCGCCGCCGGGACAGCCAAACCACCCATAGACACACACACTCACCACGAGCCCCCCAGGGACGACGCAGGGGCAAGACCCCGCCAAAGACCCGCCAAACAACGGCTGCACGATAACGGCTTATCGCCAGAGCCGGGCAGGACCGGGCAGGGACGGGGCGTACATCCGAGCCAGAGCCAGTGGAGGTCGACGGTCGGCCGTGTGTTCCGATGGGACCGGGCGCCGATGCCGCTTGACCCCTGTTTGCCCCCCGTTTGGGCGGCGTTGGACGGGAGCGAACGCTTCCGACCAGCCAGCACCCCCAACATCTTGCGATCACCAGCCCAAGGCCAAGGCCGAGCCGGGCCAAGGCCGAACGAAAAACGACGGCCGCCGGGAATGTTTGCCACGCCCCCGCCCCCCGGCGGTGCCGGGACTCATACGTACCCCTTCCCCCGCGTCACACAATTTCCAAGTACTGGACCCCCGGCATCCAGACTGATAAGCGATTTATCGGTACCGACGTGCGGTATCTGGAATTGGTCTGGTGGCCCCTCCCGGAGCGGCCTGGTGGCCGCGTGGGGCGGTGATTTCGGCGGATGGTGTTGCCCTTATGGCAGTATAAGGGTATCTTATGGTGGTGGCGGATTTGGTTGGAGGTCATGGATGGCCGGTGAGCGGTACATTGGGGAGTTTTGTTCGACTCGGACGCCGGAGTGGGAGTCGAAGAAGGGCTTATACAAGGCGTCGGGGCTATGGGAGTACTTCACGTCTCGGAGGGCTCACTATCGGGAGGTGTTTCGTGACCCGGTGACGGGGATATCGAATACGGAGTTGGCTCACAAGGCGGCCCAGGCGGAGGCGGATGGGTTATGGAAGCGGAAGGAGCGTGGTGAGGCGGTAGTGGTGTTGGAGGGGGATGGGAAGGAGGAGGCGGGGGACAGCAATCCGGGGGTGGCGGAGCGGGCGTGTTTTTCATCGGCGGATGTGGGGAAGGTGGACGTTCCGTCGGACATTCTCTGGGTGTACTACCACTTGGGGGTGGCGGATGTGAAGCCGGAGGACGCCCCGAACCCTGGGGCGTGGGCGTTGTTGCAGCACGTGCAGCACGACTCGGACCGGATTGGGGAGTTCTACAAGGGGCTGTTTGCGAAGATCGTGCCGAGTCGCAGCCAGATCGAGAGCATGGAGAAGTTCCGGGATGACGGACGGGAGCAGTTTGAGTTGCTCGACCGGCTTGCGGGCGAGGATAGCGGACCTTCTTCGGGCGGGGGTGTTTGACGCCAAGGGGACGCGTTCTCACCTGGAGCGGCTGGTGGAGGTGATGGACTCGCACGGTGCGGTGCGGAGTCGGTACCCGCACTATGACTGGTGTTGCCGGACGATCCGGGGGTACAAGACGGTTGAGGGGAACGTTCGGTTTCGCCGGCGGCTGCTGAGGCTGGCGTTGGAGGACGCGAAGTATGCCCGCGAGCTGTGGATCATGTGCTCTCGGGACATGCTGTTCTTCGTGAACACGTTTTGTTTCGTGCATGAGCCGCGGGCGGATGGGGGGCGGACGATCCTGCCGTTCATCACGTGGGACTGCCAGGACGTGGCGTTGGACGAGATCCAGGCTGCGATTGACGGGGGGTTTGACCAGTTGTCTGAGAAGAGCCGCGACATGGGGGCGTCGTGGATGTACGTCGTGGCGCTCACCTATAAGTGGTTATTCCGCGAGTTTTTGACGTTTCGGCTGGTGAGCCGGAATCAGGACCTGGTGGACAAGACGGACAACACGGACTCGCTGTTCTGGAAGGTGGATTTTCTGATCGAGCACCTTCCGGGGTTTCTCCGGCCGCCGATCACGCGGGGCAAGGAGCGGACGGAGCTGCACCTGTCGAACCCGTTGACGCGTTCGACGATTGAAGGATGCGCGACGACGGGGGACGTGACGCGAGGTGGCCGGTGTACGGCGATGCTGCTCGACGAGTTCGCGGCGGTGCCGGAGGGTCATGCGGTCCTGTCAAGCACGCGTGACGTCACGAAGGTGCGGCTTTTCAACAGCACGCACAAGGGGACGGCGACGGCGTTCTATCAGCTCTCGCTGGGGGCGATCCGCAAGCTGCGGCTTCACTGGTCGCTGCACCCGGAGAAGCGTCGTGGGCTGTATACGACCAGTGGCGGGCGATTAGTGCTTCTCGACACGGAGTTCCGCGGCAAGGTCCGTCTTCAGGACCCGGAGACGCGGACCGAGCGGGAATACCAGTTCCCGGACGACTACCCGTTCCGGCTCGATGGGAAGCTGCGAAGCCCCTGGTACGACTTCGAGTGTGACCGGGCGGTGCACGAGCAGGAAATCGCCCAAGAGCTGGACATCGACCCGTTCGCGGCGGACTCGCCGTTCTTCGACCCCGAGAAGATGGAGGACTTGCGGTCGAAGTACGCGACGGAGCCGGTCTTGACGGGATTCCTGGAGTACGAGGAGGAGACGTGCCGGCCGACGGGGTTCCGTGAGGACCCACACGGGAATCTTCACCTGTGGTTCTACCCGGACGACGACGGGATGGTGCCCTCGCACATCAAGGCGGCGGTGGCATTCGACATCTCGGCGGGGACCGGGGCAAGCAACTCCGCGGCGGCCGCGGGGAACATCGAGACGGGTGAACAGCTCGCCGAATTCGCAGACCCCTGGATCAAGCCGGAGACGTATGCCCGATGGGCCGTGGCCCTGGCCCGGTGGTTCAACGAGGCGTACATGATCTGGGACGGAGGGGGTCCGGGAAGAACTTTTGGAGACACGGTTGTCAACCTGGGCTACTATAAGGTATACTATAAGCGGCATGAGCAGAGCTTATCGAAGCGGGCGACGGACATACCGGGATGCTTCCTGGTGCCTGCGGAGAAGAACGCCGTGCTGGGCGAGTACCGGAGAGCCCTCGTTGAGGGTGTATACGTCCAGCGTTCGGGCCCAACTTACGACGAGGCGCATGCCTACATCTACACGACCACGGCGAAGGTTGAGCACAGTGCCGCGCTCAACCCGGTCGATCCGTCCGGCGCCCGAGAGGCGCATGGAGACCGGTTGATCGCCAACGCATTGCTGGTCCGGGCCATGAACGTGGAAAAGCACGAGCGGCAGCGGACGACGGTGATCCCACCGTTTTCCTATGCCGGGCGACAGGCGGCGTTGAAGGCGAAGGATCGCGACGAGTGGCCGTGAAGAAATGGATTTCTCCGAAGCGCTAAGGGCTCTCCAGATCGGCAGCAGTGTTCGGCGGCAGGGATGGCCGCACGGTCACTTTCTCTCCCTTGTGGCCGAGGGCGTCGCCAGCATCGGTGACGACTACCTCGGTTCCTTCCTGGTTCTCCACATCGAGGGGCATGGCCCCGTGCCGTGGACGCCGACCCAGGGCGACCTGCTGGCGTGTGACTGGTGGGTGATGCCATGACCGAGAAGACCAGCCGCCAGGAGCGTCTCAGCGAGGCCGTCGGGCAAAGCTTTGCCAAGCTCGACATCTACCGCCAGCGGCGCAAAGAGGCCGTCAAGCAGTACGTCGGCCAGTGGTACTCGGATGAGGGCTCGGACAAGGCCGTCCCGATCAACCTCATGGAGCTGGCGACAAACATCTACCTCCAGCGTCTCGTCGCCCATACCCCGCAGGCCAACACGACCACCCGTTATCAGCACCTTCGGCCCATCATGGACCGCTTCGAGATCGCGCTCAACGAGCGGATCACGGAGATGGACCTCGGCAAGACGCTCAACGCAGGGGCCCGGATGGCCTTGTTCTTCATGGGCATCGTGAAGGTGGCGATGAACCATACCCAGGTGGAGTACCGGGGGGTTCTCCACGACACCGGCGAGCCGTTCGCGGACGTGGTGAGCCTGGACGACTGGGTGATGGACATGAGCGCCAAGCGGTTGCACAACTGCCAGTTCATGGGCGACCGCTACGAGATGACGGAGGATGAGGCGGTGGCCGTCTGGGGGCCGGATCTGGTGGCCGAGTGCACGGCCAAGGAAGACCAGATCACCGAGGCGGAGACCCACGAGATTCAGGAGGGCTCCGGTGGGCCGCGCGATAAGACCGAATATGTCCCGCGGTACCGGTTCTGGGACATCTGGCTGCCGAAAGAGGGCATCATCCAGACCTGGAGCGACACGGGCGACCCGCGGGACCCCTTGGGCGTGCTGATGAGCGAGGCCCCGTGGGACGGGGTGGAGACCGGGCCGTATCATATCCTGGGCTTCTTCGACGTGGACGATTCCACGATCCCCTTGCCGCCGGTGGCCCTGTGGCGGGACCTGCACGACCTGGCGAACGGCCTGTTCCGCAAGCTCGAACGGCAAGCCAAGCGCGAGAAGCGGTTCACCGCCGTCACCCCCGGCCAGGGCCAGGACGCCCAAACCCTCGCAGAGACCGACGACGGCGACATCATCACCCTGGTCAGCCCGAACAGCGCCAAGGAGCTGAAGACCGGCGGGATCAGCCAGGAGTCCCTGGGCTTCGTGATCGCCGTCAAGGACCTGTTCGCCTACCTGGCCGGCAACCTCGATATGCTCGGCGGCCTGGGCCCGCAGTCGGACACGCTCGGTCAGGATCAGCTCCTCGCTAGCTCGGCCTCGATGCGAATCCGCCGGATGCAGAGCCAGGTCCTGAAATGGACCACCGGGATCATCCGGGCCATCGGTTACTACCTCTGGACCGATCCGGTCCGCACGCTGGTCGTGCATAAGACCGTGCCGGGCATGGAGGGGATCACCATCCCCAGCGCGATCCCGCCCGAGGCCCGCAACCCCGAAGACTTCACGCACGCCAAGGTGTCCATTCAGCCCTATTCGCTGGCGCCGCAGAGCCCGGAGAGCAAGCTGGCGGCGATTCGCACGATCATGGGCGAGCTCATCGGGCCGTACATGCAGCTCATGGCCCAACAGGGTGTGGTGCTCGACTGGGAGGTGCTCATGCGGACGATCAGCGAGCTGGGCAACCTCCCCGAGCTCAACGAGTTTCTCGTGTACACCAGCGGTCGCTTCGACATGGGGCCGGAGGGGGCGATGCAGAAGTCGCCGACCAGCCACCGGGTCTACGAGCGCGTCAACCGGCCTGGGGCGACCCGTCCCGGCAAGGACCAGATCATGATGCAGGCGTTGTTCGGCGGCAAACCCCAACCGTCTGAGGCGGCTTCACTGACGAGGGCAACGGGATGACGGAGAGGCAGATGGCGGAGGTGCTGCAAGAGATCAACCGCCGGCTGGACAAGTTGGACAAGCTCGAAGTGGCGGTGGCCCGCCTGGAGGAACAGGTCAAGGCCCTGCCGCCTGTCCCGGTGCAGCCGTGCGAAACCCTGAAAGAGCATTTGAGAGAGGCCAAGGAGCACGCGGGCGACTGGCGAAAAGCCCTTATCAACGGCGCTGTTCGCATCGCGCTGGCGATTCTGCTGTTCGCCGCCGGCTATATCTGGACGAAGGAGTCAAGCGGATGCCCACCTACTGCTACACCTGCGAAGACTGTGGCGCCAAGCTCGAACAGCACTACCCCATAGGCAAGGCGAGGGTGCGTCTCGATTGCCCGGAGTGTGGGGTGCAGTCGGGCATGCGCCGAGACTTCGCCGCGGAGCATGGGGGCTTCCGGCATTGCCCGGGCAACTGGCCGATGGCCTCGGACGCCGCCGGCGTCGCGCCGGAACAGGTGCCGGAGTTCATGGCGTTCGACAAGGCCCATGGCGTGAAGACGGAGTACACGCCGGATGGCCGGCCCGTGTTCACCAGTGCCGCCCACCGCAAGGCGTACTGCGAGGCGCACGGGCTCTACGACCGCAGCGCGGGTCTGTCGGACCCGCTCCCGAAAAACCGTACCGCATGAAAAGGATTGAGCCATGACACGCTATGGATGGTGGACGAATTGGACGTTTCGCTTTGCCGAAGACCCCGACGAGGAGAATGCCGGCGGGCGTGGCGGCACGGCGATCAGTGAGGATGCACGACAAGCCAACCAGGCGGTGGACGACGTGTTCGACGGCGATGACGACGAGGAGCCTGCCGAGGAGCAGGACGACAATCCCGCCGACGAGGACGAGACTCCACCGGACGATGAGCCCGACGACAGCTCGGATGTCTTTCCCGAAGCCCTGTTGACGCGTGCGCAGTCGTTGGGCGTGGATGCGGACGCGGTCCGGTCACGCTTCTCCAGCCCGAAGGACCTGGAAGCGGCGCTGGAATTGATCGAGGCGAACCGGGTGTCTCAGACGCCGGCGGAAAAGCCGGCCGAGGGCGAGCCCGAAACGGCGGACGACGCGCCGTATGACTGCGGCCTCAGCCCCGACGAGTTCGATCCCACGCTGGTCAAGGCCATCAACAAGATCGGCCAGGACGCAATGGGGACGATTCGGCGACTCGAGAAGGAGAACGCCGAGCTCAAGGGCCGGCTGGACAGCCTGGGCGGCGCGTGGGCCACGCGGCAGCTTGACGACCTGTTTGCGTCGGCGCCCGAGGACTATCGCGACGCCCTGGGCGAGGGTGGTGTGGACGACCTCGAGGTGGACAGTCCCGCCTTCAAGAACCGCAGCAAGGTCGTGAAGGCCATGACGGCGATTGCGGCGGGTCTGCAGAAGACCGGGCAACCGGTGCCCTCGCAGAAGTCCCTGTTCCGCAAAGCCCTGGCCCAGGTCTTCGACGAGGAGGCCGCGGCCAAGAAGACCCGGGACAAGGAGGTCAAGGGTCGCCTCGACAAGCGGGCCAAGGCGTCCATGGGACGCCCTGGCGGTGCATTGAAGGCAACGACAGCGGCAGGGCAGGCCGCCGAGGCGAATCGACGCCTCGATGACCTGCTCTGATTGAAAGGATGCAACGATGGGTGACATTATTCGGACACACGACATCGAAGATATGCTCACCACGACCTATGACAAGGTCGCGGTGGACATCGTCGATCTGAGCCAGGAGCAGACCGACTACCTCGTCTTCCCGTACATGATGACCCGCAAGGGTGGCATGCGCGAGGTGGGCGGGGGGATCGGCCTGGCCCAGACGCTGATGGTGAATCATGGCGGTCGCAGCCGGTTCGTCGGCGAGTACGACGAGGAAGACGTGATCGTCATCGACCACCTGGACAAGATGCGGATCGACTTCGCGATCCTCAACGACGCGGTCGCCTACACGCTCGGCGAGCTGAAGGACAACCGCGGCGAGGAGCGGATCCACAACGTCATCGCCCCCAAGAAGCGGGCCCTGTACCTGCGGGTCATCGAGACCTGCGAGGAACAGTTCTTCGCGACGCCGTCGCCCGACAACGACAAGGTGCCGTGGGGCCTGTACTACTGGGTGGTGAAGAACGCCAGCACCGGCTTCTACGGCGGCTACCCCGCGGGCTTCAGCTCGCTGGCCGGCCTGGACCTGTCGAAGGTCCCGCAGATGAAGAACTACACCGGGAAGTACACCTCGGTGTCCAAGACCGACCTCATCACGAAGATGCGCAAGGCGTGGAAGCGCACGAAGTGGCGCAGCCCGCGGCCGGAGTCCGGGTTCACCGGAGACACCAGCCGCAACCGCCGGATCATCTTCGTCGGTCTCAACGTCGGCGACGAGCTGGAGACCATCGGCGAGGCCCAGAACGAGAACCTGGGTCGCGACCTGGCGCCTATGACCATGATGACGCCCTCCGGGATTCGGTTCCGGGACAACGGCGACATGATGTTCCGTCGGGCGCCCATCGTCGAGGTCGAGAAGCTCGACGACGACTCGATCGATCCGGTCTTCGGGGTGGACCTGTCTACGTTCTACGCCCTCGTCAAGAAGGGCGAGAACATGGTGCAGTACCCGTTCGAGCGGGCGCCGCTCCAGCCGCGTCTGTTCGTCAGCCAACTGTACCACCGGTACGCCTTCATCTGCATCAACCGGCGCGCCAACTGGGTGCTGACCAAGTAAGGGCCCCCGCAGGGAGGCGGATAACGGCTTATATGCCCCAAACAGGGAGATGTAACCATGACAATCAGAAACCTCGCAGAGTACTTCAAAGGGGTCCACAAGGAAGTCGGAAAGGTGTGGTATCCGGGGACCGACGCGATCAAGCGCGGTCAAGGCCTGTGCTACGCCATGGACTACGTTGGGAGCGAAACAGGGCAGGCGGCGACCGACGCCTTCCAGGCCCGTGGCCTGCGGTGGGTCGAGAAGCCGGACAACAGCAACAACCTGTGGTTCGCCGGCGTCGCCATCCAGGACTACCCCGCTCGCGAAGCCGGCCAGCAGATCGACATCGCGATGCCCGGTGGGTGCGCGGAGATCTCCATCGCCGCGGACCCGAACGACACCCTGGGCGACGCCCTGGTGACGGCCCTGGCCAGCAGCAACAGCCGCTTGGCCGGGATGTTCGTGCCCGGCGGGTTCCGTGGCCGCGGCAGCGCCTTGCTGCTCGAGGCCCCGACGACCAAGGTCGTGTCGACGGCCCTCGACGGCTCGGCGGCCAGCTCCTACTCGGATGTGACGGGTCTGACGACCATCATCAAGACGGGAATCGGGACGGCTTGCGGCTCCGGAGTCCCCGGCAGCGACCCCACGCAGTATGAGCTGGTCGTCCTGGGCGGTGCGAAACAGGACGGCACGGCCCTGCTGACGCCGGGCGTTTACCCGGTGACGGCGGCCCCGTCGGCCAACACCATCACGGTGACCGGCGACACCGGCGACACGACGGGCGGGATGACCTGTGTCGTCCGGAAGAAAGAGGCGACCGTCCTTGCGTACCTGATGGACGGCGAGGAGAGCGGCCTGGCCGAGTTCCTCACCGGCAAGGACAACATCACGACCTACCATCCCATGATCGGGGGTGTGAGCTTCATCTGCGGCGGGTACACCACGGCCAACGGCACGGGTGGCACGCTGGCGGACGGCGAGCCGAGTCACGAGGGGATTCGCAAGGCCCTCGCCTGCCTGGGCACACTGACGACAGGCGATTTTGTCGCCACGATCACCAGCGGTCTCCAGAACGATGGGGCTACGGCCCTGGCCACGCTGTCGTTCGACGCGGCCAACGAGATGAGCGTCCTCCAGTGGAATGGGGGGCTCGGCGGGATGAGTACCGGCGGCCTGTGGCTCGAACAAGTCACTGTTGGCGCCGCGATCGGCTAACGATTGATGGTCTCCGTGGTTCGTGCGGTCGGGTTTGGTGGAGGACGGCTCGTGCATCTCCGGCACGGCCGTCCTCGCCAGCCCGGACGGCGGATCCGATGGAAAGGACACGACGATGGCCAGTACGGAAATCTATGCCCGCGACCGGGCCGAGCATGTCCCGGGGATCGGCATTCTGCGAGCGTGGGGCGATACCGTTCCTGCGGATGGCGAGGCCGGTTATGCGACAGGGTGCCTGTTCCAGCACACCGACGGGGGCGACGCCACGGCTCTGTACGTCAACGAGGGTACGATCACAAGCTGCAACTTCAACGCCGTGACCGTGGGGGCGTAAGGCCACGGGAAACCCGAACCCGACCGTGAAGGAGTACATGATGGATGTTCAAGAAGCGTTGGACCGGATGCCGGAGCGAGACCGGGAGCTGCTGTGCAACATGCTGCGGGTCGATGCGGTTCCGCCGGAGGTGGCCGAGGACTACTGGCGGGTCAAGCGGCTGCTCGACCGCGTCGGGGCGCCGTTCTGCGTCTCGACGATGGCGGACATTGCGGCCCGGCACGCGATGATGGATCCCCGCCCTCAACCGCGAAAACCGGTTATCGCCCCGGAGCCGGAAGAGGTTCCCGACGTGCCGAGCCAGGCCGCTGAGGAGCCCGGCCTGGTCGGCGCGGAGGTCCGGTTCTTCGATGCCAGCTCCGGGACCTTCATCGAGGGGACGATCCGGAGCATCAGCGGGGACGAGGACGCCGAGGACTGCCTGTGTGAGGTGGAAACAGATGATGGCGAACGGGTTCAGAAGACGCTCGACGAGCTCGAGGTCCTCAGTGAGAACTGAACTGCCACGTGCAGAAACAGGACGGAGGGCGTGGGCGGTGGTGCTTGCCGCCTGCGTCCTCGGCAGCGTCGCGTGGGGGGCGACATACTATGCGGACGCCTCCGCGACGGGAGCGGCGGATGGTTCATCTTGGGCGGACGCTTGGCCGACAGCCGCCGCTGCAATTGCCGGGCTGGACGCTCTGGGAGATAATGGCGCAGGCGATACGCTGCTCTGTCGCGGCAATCTCGGCCCGTGGATCGAGGGGGCGGGGACTAGCTACGGCAGTGACGTTACGCGCGCCAGCCCATTGCGCGTTCTCGATGACGACGGGTCTGGACGGCTGACCTATGTCGAAATTAAGAATACCACGCCTGCAAGCAGTTATATCACGTTCGACAGCTTGCTTATTCGCCCAAACGACCCCGATCCCTGGCCCACCGATGACGGCTACTGGCATTATAATGAGTATCCGTATGTGGTGGTCTTGGACAATGCAGACGATATCTGGTTCTACAATTGCGAGATTCGCGGTGTGACCAACTATGGCAAGTACCTTACGGGTTTCTTGTATGTCACGAATTCCGACCGCCTGACCGTTGAGAAATGTAATATCCATGACCTTGTGGGTGGTATCTGGGTCATCGGCGGGGATTCCGCCGACATCAAGGGCAACTACTGGCATGCACTCTCGCATTCTAGCGTGGTGAGCATTCGCGGCGGCGCGACAGGAACAATTTACATTCGTGACAACCACCTGGTGGATATAGGATACAATTTGGACGACGTGTATTGCCCCGACCCGGATCTCGAGGGAAGCGATTGGCATCCCGGAACGGGTTTGGCAATCCGGGCACAAGCGGTAGGCGAATCTGGCGGTGAACCCACTTGGACCCATCTTTACATCCAGCGCAATTTGATTCACGATTGCCGGATTAGTCAGGCAATCATGCTATATGACTCAGGCGGGAACAACAAATATAACAATCTCACTATTGAAAACAACTGTGTGTACGATTCAGCAATCGTTCGTTTGTGGTATCTTTATCCGACGGCAACGACGACGACGGTCATACGCAACAACACGATCATCGGAGGCCAAGACGCCGATGGGGTGACGAAGTATGGCATTTTGGGCAGATTCTATGGTGGCGAGCTCGATTTTTCATATCTGGCGGGCGATCCGAATTACCTGACCTTGACGAACAACATCTTCGTCGAGTACCGCCAAAGTGACGTGACTGTCGGCGACTACAACTTCTGGTGGGTTCCGAATGGGTACGATCTGACCGGATACGAAGGGGCCAACAGCATTCTGGCGGTCTGGCGCGATGCCAGTCTCAATCTGCATGGCAACCCGAACTACCTAGAGGATATCGGCTACAGAGATAGCACGGATGAGTATGACTATGACGTGGATGGGATCACGCCGGTGTTCGTATCGCCGGGCTATGATACGAGCAGTACTTATCCTGATGATCGTGGCAAGCAGTGGGATTATCGGCTCATCGCCGATTCTCCTCTTATCAACGTCGGCCATATGGCGACGCAGGCAAGCGACTCGTTAGGGTCCTTGGATGCGGCGGGCTTCCTTCGCAACGACGGCGTGGCTCGTGATGAATCTCATCATAGCCTCGGAGCCTATGAGTATGGAACGCCGCCGGATGACTGGGGCATGGGCGAAACCCCGATCAGCAACCGCTATATTCTGTTGAGGCGATGAAAAATGAGACGGATTTCTTGGATTCTAGGTTTGCTCGCGGTCGTCGCGCCGGTCCTGGGCGCCCCGGAAGTCATCACCCGCTACGTCGATAGGGATACGGGCGACAACGCCAATAACGGCACCACGCCCGAAACCGCCTGGGCGACCATGGCCTACGCCGAGAGCCAATTCAACACCTATGGCGAGAATGGTGACGGCGATTTCACCGCGACCGGCGTGACCTATCCGGATGGGATTGTCGGTCACTTGTACTGTGCAGGCTCGGTGGCGGATACAGCCATCGTGACGTGGGATGTTGTGACCGATGGCACTCATTACATGCGGATTACGGGCGACGGCGAGTATACACACCGCGCGTCGTCGGCCAGCAGCATTGCTGTTTCCACGACTTGTATTGAGTTTATTGACGTGCATTTTGTGCTGCCCAGCACAACGGCGAACAACAGAAAGATCATCTGGGTCAAACTCGCAGGGGCGGGGGGCTGGCAGCGGTTCCGTGGATGCACGTTCACGGGTCCGGCGAGCGAAACTTATACGTCGTGGCTGGTTTACGCGAACACCTCGAATGCGTGCATTGAACTGAACAATTGCAAAATCATCGACGCAGGCAGCGTCGAGAACAGCCGGGGGATCTATGCCTATGCAGGCACCGTCTACGTCTACAACTGCACCATCAACAACTGCTACTATGGCATTCAGGCTTACGATAGTTCGAATTCGAAGTTCTACGCCAAGAACACGATTGTGACGGGGTCCGCGGGCGACGCGTACAATAAAGGGACGGCGGGGACTCTGCAACTGACCTACTGCACGGCCGATGATGCGACGGCGACGACGTATGACACCGGAGAGACCTGCACGAACAATGTGAGTCCGACGTTCACCGGCGATTATCAATTGGCCTCGACGGATACGACGTGGATCGACGGCGGAGCGAGCCTGAGCGCCGACGATCACTGGCACGACGACGATGTGGATGCCTGGGATACGGCTCGGCCGCAGGGATCGGCGTGGGATATCGGCTGGCATGAGTACGAGTCCGGGGAGAGTGAGCCTGCGCCCGGGCCGATCACGCGGGGATTCATCGCACCGTTCATTTTCGGGAATTAGCCATGAAACGAACCATATTGATTGCGACCCTGATCCTGAGCTCGGTTTCCCTGGCGGCCGTCTGGAAAAACACGGCGGGTCAGAAGATCTACTGCTACGCGTGGGATTCGGCCAACGGGACGCCCAAGACCGGGGCGGCGGCGAGTCTGTCGGCCAAGATCAGCGGCGACGGCGGCGCGCAAGCGAGTCTGACGGACACGTCCGCGACAGAGATCGGCGATGGAATGTACTGCTTTGACCTGGCGCAGGCCGAGAGCAACTATGACGTGTTCTGTGTGACGTTCTCGCACGCGACCGACCCGAACATCCTGCTGCATCCGTTGATCGCCTACCCCGAGCCGGTCACGCGGCAGGCCAACATCACGCAGGTTGGGGGGTCGAGCATCGGCACGCCGAACGTCGCGGGGTATCTGCCGGTGGATTCGGTCTACGTGGTGGGCGAGACGCCCCTTGCGGCGGCAGATGTCACCACGGCGAACGCTACGGCGCTATCAAATATCTACCTCGACCACCTCATGGCGAATGCGTTGACCGATCCAAACAACGTGGCGGATAACAGCGTGCTGGCGAAGCTCGCGAGTGCGACGGCGGCGTGGGCGACGTTCAATTCGGCATCCCACAGCCTGGAGGCGATTGCGGACTCAATCATCCCGCCGCCCCCCAGCCCCGATCTGTCGTTTACCGTGGTGGCCACCACTACGGCCAGCATGGTTACCATCCAGGTGGGTGATGTGGCCATCCCTGCGAACTTCTGGAAGGACTGTCTGGTTCGGGTGGATCATACGGACTGGTCCGCCGGATCCTACTCCCGCGTCGCCTACAGCACGGCCCAGTCTGGGGGCAAGGTGATCCTGTACCTGTCCTCGACACTGCCCTTCACGCCGTCGGCGCTCGTGGACAAGGTCTACATTGAGGCTTGGGGGCTGCGGCCGGCGGACCTTCCGCCCAGAGGGCCGATAACCTACTAAGGAGTGACCGATGAAGATTCCGACGTTTGCCGCGACGCTCGCGTACACGACGGGCAAGACGATCTACTGCCGCATTTTCGCGCACAACACGGAATGGGCGTGGGATGAAAACACCCTGATGATCATCCACGACCCGATTTATACCGACACGTGCATTCCGTGTCCTGAGACCTCGATCAAGCACATCTACAAGCTGACGGCGCCCGCCCTGCTCCCCACGGGAGACTATGATCTGCTGTTCTTTGACCAGGCAGGCGCCTCCCCGGCGGCGACGGACACGTTGGTGGCGGCCATGCGGTACGCCCACATCAAGCGAGGCTGAGCATGAGCACCGAGGCGGACCTCCACATCGCGGTGGCGCAGAGCCTGGGGATGCGGCTGGACCCGGCGGAGTGGTCCAGCCAGGAGCTGGCCCGGATCAACCTCTACATCCAAGAGGGTCTGGGGCAGTTCTTCCGGCCCGCCTTGGTGGGCACGCCGCATACCTGGAGCTTCCTGGAGCAGGAGGCGACGCTGACGACCGAGGCGGCGTACAGCACCGGGACGGTACAGGTCTCCAGCGGGACCTGCACGCTGACGGGGGGCACGTGGCCGGCGTGGGCGGCGACGCATGGCATCCTGGTGATCGACACGGTGGAGTACGACATCGTCTCCCGGGACTCGGATCAGATTCTGACCGTCGTCGGGGCCGACGTGGACGCCGGCACAACCTACACCCTCACGCACGATGAGGTGTACGACCTGCCCTACGACTGCCATGGCGTCGTGGGGGACTTCTTCTTCGACACGAACACCTACGGGCCCCGCGTCCAGGTGATCGGGGAGGCCCAGGTTCGGGCCATGTACCAGGGCACGCGGATGACGGGCAAGCCCCAGTATGGGGCCGTCCGACCGATCATGCCCACGGCGTACAACGCGACGCGGTTCCAGGCGGTGTTCTGGCCGACGCCGACGCTGGCCTATAACCTCTTATACGCCAAGCGGACGATCCCGCGGTTCCTCACGGTCCAGGAGCAGATCAATCTGGCCTACGTGCACTGGGACACGCTGATGCTCTCCTGCCAGGCGGTGGCCGAGCGGCGGGACGACGACGCCGGGGCGGACGGGCCCTACTTCGCGGCGTTCATGCGGGCCCTGGCCGCGAGCGTGGCTGACGACCAGCTTGCCAGCACGCCCCGACGATTCGGATACAACGCGGACCGGTCGGACGACCCGGTGCCGCAGGTGCGACGACCTTACAGGGTGATTTACAGGCGTACACGATAGGAGCACGACATGACTGAAGAAATATTTGGCAGAAAAAGAAACCGCATGATCCCCGGAGTTGGTTATCTGGATGTTTTCTTGGATGCCCTTCCCGCCGACGGTTCGCAAGGGTACGCACCGGGCTGCGTCCTCATGTTGAACGGCTCTCACGAGATGTACGTGAACCATGGAACGCTTGCGGCTTGCGCGTTTCGTGGCCTTACGTCCGGAGAAGCGATGGCGGCAGGATTTCTACGCCGTCGCCATGTGAACGACGAGATCAATGAGATTGGAGGGCTCTATAACCCCTTGCCCGTCCGGGTGCTCCTGGGGATGCAGGACGACGAGACGTGGTCCCAGGAGGCGGGGACGGTGGTACCGGACCTGACCAACTACGTCTTGGGCCGGCGGAGCCTGAAGCTCACGGCCTCGACTGGCAGTTCGGCCCGGGCCGTTTGTACGCCATCGGCCGTGAACTCGGACGACGTGCGGCAGATCCGTGGCAACCTCGGCGTCTGGATTCGCGTGGACACTGTCGCGAACCTGGATTGGATCTATCTGGAACTGTATCCGGATTCGGGGGTGGGTGGCAGCTACTACAAATACTACCCGTTCAAGGATGATGCTGCGCAGTACGACAAGCATGCCCTCCAGGATGG